GAGCTAGAAGAGCGAGCGAGAGAAGAGCGAGCGAGAGAAGAGCGACAAATGTCATCACGCGAGCTTAGTCAACTGTCACGCGCGACATTCGAGCAGCTAGCACAAGCGAGCGGCCTCTCGACTACGTCTACAGGTACAAACGAAACTCAACCGGATACGTCCGAGTCCGAGTCCGAATACGACTCGTACGGACGTCGCATAAGGAGAAATTCATAATGTGTTCAATTGCAGGATTCATCACAGACAAACCACTTCATCGCCTAACCGCCTATCGCCTTGGGACCGCGCTATTATTCTATGGCGCTGACCGTGGTGAGCAATCCACCGGGGTATTCCTCTCCGGTTCCGTCGAAAAGGGCCTAAATGGTAGCCGCAAGACTATCCAAAAAGAAGCCCTATTCAAGAAAGCGATTAGCCCCAATCGCTTTATCGAGGAGCCTCACTTCCTCAAGATGTTCGACGGGACCGCCACGGTGGGCCTCTTTCATACGAGACAGCCGACATGTGGCGACAAAACGCGACGACAGGCGCAGCCATTTAGAGGCAGACGCTCAGTAACCGTACATAACGGGATGTACTGGGAGCCAAAAGAGCTAAAGGACCAATGGGGCCTAGACAAAGATACGGGCGTAGACTCGGAACTCGTCACAAACTTTATTGACGCGTACGGGATACGCGCCCTTCCCGACTTTCTGGAATCTTCACGTGGCATGTCAGCCGTCGCAGCATGGTTCGGAAACCGCCTGTACCTAGCGCGAGACTCGAACCCGACCGCCCTTACGCAATTTACGCTCGACGACAAGACGAGCGTAACCGTGTTCGCGTCAACGCGTGACATTCTCGAAAATGCACTCCGCTACATATTCTTACGCGACAATTGGGAAATTGAAGTCACGAACGCAAATGAACTTATACACGTAAGTCCGAGTACGACGACAAAAGTGGCCAAGTGGAACGACAGCGGCCCCCTATGGACTAATTATCGCGACAATGACTCAGAACCCGGCTCCCCTTTACTATATGACGAATACGGCGAAGCATACGGAGCCACAGGCGAGTCCACGCGCGGCTGGGAAAACTGGGTCCATCGTAAGGCACGTAGGACATACGAGTCATGTAAGACGCGTAAGTCACATAAGAAATACGACTTATGCAAAAATGACTCGCGAGACTCGAACGGCTCGTACGGAGGCAAGGTCACTCGCTTGCTCACGGGCGCAAAGAAAGGGAAAGTCATAGAAGATGCGAAAAAAGAAACGAACGAAACCGACTAAGAAAAAGACGAAACATTCACGTAAGTCACGTAAGTCACGTAAGTCACGCATGACTAAGACACGTGTCTCAGACAGCGGCACGAACACGCTCTGTCGTCACGCGCTGCGTCGCTTGATATTCGAGGTACGGCGTCTGGAACCGGCAATTTCAATTCCCATGAGCGAAACGCTCAAGCTCCATGACGCCTTAAATGACGGCCTAAGCGCCTTAGTCCAATATGACCAGGCCAGGGCCAGACGAAAGGAGATTAAACGTGTCAAACGACCAATACGCAAAGAAACATAAGGCTCCAGCGCCCATCCGAGACATACTCTTGGACCCAAATGAGGCTACGTTAGAAAAGCTCATGAAGCTCTTTCCACGTGAGTCCGTCAGCAAATGGACAGTCTCAGGATACCGTACGTGGTATCGGCGCCAGTCGCGTATCTCGCGGGACTCGGCTCCAGGAAATGTCCCTATGGCCAAGCTCAGAGCCGCCATACGCGCAATGACAGAGCCCGAGCTAGTTTCCGTTCGAGAGAGCGCGGAAACACTAATGAAAAAATCACTCGCTGCGAAAAAGTGACGCAAGTCCATGAATCTATTAGCGCAGTCGAGTGACGGGGGTAGGGAGGCTCTCCAAAGAGGTATTAATATTATTATATTTTTTTATTTTTTTTATTTACTAATCACATACCAAACCCTATTTTGTGATATGATTAAGACACTATGAAACACGAAAAAGACAAACAAAATCAGCCCCCGGTCGAACCCCTTAGTACCGCGTCAAACACACGCCCTGAATCATTCCATAAGGTTAACGACCCTAAAGCGCAGCGGGTGAATCCCTGGCGTTTCCGCGCATTATCCATCACCCTCCCACAATATGTCCATAAGTTCGTAACCGACTATGCAAAAGAAACAGGAAATTCAGTATCTCACGTAATCTCAGCCGCTCTCGCCTGTAACTTCAACCTGCCCTCGCCTCAAGGAGGCCGCAAACGCAACGTAGTTTCAAAGCGCACATTACGCACAAAAGTTATTACGGAGTCCGGCCTCTCGCACAGAACCCGCTACCAGGAAAATCAGAACGAAGCCGCGTTCATCGCAAAGCTACTCGCCACACGTAAGTCATGCAAGTCACGAGCCTCGCGTAAGTCAGTAGCCTCGCGCGTCAAGCTGCCCGAAAACTATGCAAAAAGACCCTTAAAGGAACGTCTAAGGCTCCTTCATGAGTCAGCGTCGGAAACGGCGTCGAACTCGAAACACACGCATGAACCTCACGCGTCAGTACCAGGAGCCTCGAAACAAGACTCACGAGGAAACTTAACATGAAGCCGCTCGATCAAGTAATCAATCGCGACCCGAAACATCTCGGCCTTGGGATACTCCAGAAGCTCTGCCGCACGTGTAAGCGCACGCTCCTGGCGCTGAGAAACTCCAAACGTCACCGTAACCTTACGCCGCGTGTCATATTCGGGCGTGTCGAGCGAGTCATGTTCGAGCGAGTCATGTTCGAGCTCGCAAGTTTCATTTTCAATAAATTTACTTGTAATGTTCTCACGTGTCATGTAAATGACGGTAACACAGAATCTCGAAAGCGACAAACATGAGCGAAAAAGCGACAAAGAACGAGTCACGTAAGTCAGGCGAGCCAAGCGCGACGTACGAGAAGCGCGAGAAACGCCTAAGCGTCTCTGAAACTCAGCGCCTCAAGTATCTCTCCAAAGTCGGCCCAGGTCGTCCCAAAAAAGACGAGTCACGCGCGCCGTACTACCGGCCACAGCAGGTCGGAATCTATCCAGAAATTCTGGAACTCATACGTGCCCATTGCAAGAGCGCAGGAAATATCTCGTTAACAGAATACGTCAATAAGGTACTGGCTCAGGCGCTCGGAATAAGTTTCACACGAAAACGCGGCGCCCGTCCGTATCGAGCCCGTGACTCAGAACCCGACACCCACGAAACAAGTAAAAAAATAAGAAACGATCTCGCGTCATGAAGACATACGAGCCACATAGACACATGAACATACGTACATACGTAAATGTCCATAAAGGAACCCCATGAAAAAAGAAACATTCACAGAAACCCTAATGAACGAAATCAAAGCTCAAAGCGGAAAGACGCTCAAGAACTTCCCGCATAAGGATCTTCCAATAATCAGTTTCAAGTCCAAAGAGTCCGTAGACCGCTACGCCCGCAAATGTCCAGCGTGGGTAGCCCCAGGCGGAAAATTCGAGCACACGAACTTTTTCATGGCCATAGAAAATTATAAACATAGGCCGCGAATCGTCGAAGCCGAAGTCTCTCCATGCTACGTACGTGACACCGACACCATCTTTATGCCAAGCGTCGAACCATTTTACGGAAAGTACTCGTACTACGGAGTCCTGTTTCACGAACTTATTCATTCGACAGGGCTCTCGAATCGCCTAAGTCGAAATTCACTTACGCGACCAGAAAATCCCGTCGTCTTCACGCGTCCCTCGAACGACCATGCGTACGAGCAGATCGTAGCTGAATCAGGAGCCGCCTATGTCGTAAACACACTCGCAAAGCTCACGAGCTACCGCGCCCTTTATGTGGCCCGCTACATAAGCTCGTATGCAAAGTTAGTTTCCATGCCAGAAACGATCTTACGAGAGTCGCTCGCCGACGCACGAGCCGCAGCCTCGTATGTCTTGAACGGAATCACGGTGCCCGAATGAGCGAAACATACGTAACATACGAAACATGCGCGCCGGGCGAAACATACGAAAGACAAACATGCGAACCCGGCGAAACATACGAAAAGCTCGAAAGGTTCCGCATACGTATACGCGAACTTCATAGACGACTGGATCAAGTCGAAAATGTCCTTCGACGAGCCGCACGTGATTCCGCAGACGCCGGAAGCCACATAAGTGCCGCGCTCGACGAACTCTCGAAACTGGACGAACGTGACAAAAGGAACCTTACGTGACAATCGAGAAACGTCTAAGTCACATGAGCCCAAACGAGCGCCTAGCATGGATACGCGCAAGACGCGCCGCGCGTGAAATCGTACGAGCCCGTAAGCCAAAAGCTCGTACGCTCGCCTCACTCGCCCGCGCTTGGAACATTCCACTCGAACATGTCAAGAGCGCCGTACTCGAACACGTAAGAAACGAACGCGGCGAAACATAAGAAAGGAGCAAACGTAAATGACCCTTATAGGCACAAAATTACCCAGACGCGCCCAGTGCTGGAAATGTAAATTCACGCTACTGGAAAAAGTGCGTGAAATAGGAAACGAAACATACGTATGTCGCGTATGTAACGTACCTTCCGTACGCTCACTTGCACATGCACGAGCACGCGACCAAAAAGTACCGCCGACCCTTTTCGAACTCGACCTCAAGTGGCAAGCGGAAGGCGCCCCAGGACTCGCGAAACATACGAAAGACAAACATGCGAGCCTCGCGAAAGACACACATACGCACATGAACAAAAAAAGGCCGTCTAATGGAGACGAGCCACAAAAACATATACACATAAAGGAGAATGTCCCAATGACCCTAGGAGACAAAATCACAGCGGCCATGAGCCAAAAACAAATAACGATCGCACAAGCGTCGAAACGCTTTGGCCTTCATCACACGACAATCAGTAATCACATGAAACGTACCAAGAAAATATCTATGGTACGTACAGAAACCAAAAATTTCCTGACCTTTCTCGGAATCGACATTCGAGAAGCGTTCAACTCCAAGCCAAGATACGGCGCCCGTAAGTCACATGGCGCTCCACGCTGGAAAACGAACATCAAGAAACGACAAGCCAAGAGCTTACATGAGTCACTAAACGAAACATTCATGCTCGTAAATACGACAAAGAACGAAATCGTAAAATCGTTCGAGAATCGACGAGCCTCGAACGAACGACGAAACGGCGAACGCCGCGCATGAAGCTCACGAAAATGTCCATACGTGAATTACGTAAAAGACTTTTTCCGTACAAGACTCGTAACCGTTGCGTCACATGCGGCGCAACGGTAAACGAGCTTCTCGACTTCACGGACATCATCTCGTACGACGAGTGGAAAATAAGTCACATGTGCCAATCGTGTCAGGACGAAACATTCGGAGCCCCACGCACATGATCAACCGAGAACCCGCGCGGACCGTATCAAGCGAGAAACGAAACGAAACGAATGACTCGCTGTGTCAAATTCAATTTTGCGACCGCCCCCGCCGTGAGTCGAACGGACTATGTCATATGCATGACGCACGTGTCCGACGCTTCGGTACACACGAACTCACAACAAATTTTTCGCTCGCGCCGCTCGAACGCTTCATACGTAACATACGTTTCTCAGAAACATGTTGGCTATGGGTCGGCGCCCGTTCGTCTACAGGCTACGGCTTACTCGGAGTCTCACGTAAGCTCGTCGGTGCGCATCGCTTTTCATATATGACCTGGAACGGTAAACTAGAACCCGGCCGTATGATTCATCACGAATGTCACGTGCGTGCGTGTGTCAATCCGAGCCACCTAAAACAAGTTACAAGTAAGGAGAATAGAGTCACATGAAAAAGTCAGCAAAAGACAAGCATAAGGCTCCAGTCATTATCGACCCCGCGACGAATCGCGTAGCCAAAATTACAGAAGACCGAATGATTCAGTCGCTCTTTCGTGACCGTAAATCTACGCTCGAAGCCTTCAACGAATGTCTAACTTTATTATATGACAAGTATAAGATGAACTCGGCGGAAGCTTCCGTCGTCGCATGTACCCTAGGCCATTTCACGTGGCACGACATCGAACGTGAATTTCGCGTGGACCGTTACATCGACGCAATCGAGCACGAAGTAAAAGCTCGCGGCTGGAACTTCTTCAAGTCAAGCGTCATTAAAGGAACAGAATCCGTAAAGCCCAAAGCCAAGCGCATAAAGGAAACCTTAAATTAAAAATGAAACATATGAAACAGGAGACATACGAAAATGAAACATACGAGACATAAACGAAAAGCCAAAAGGAAATCTAAGCGTATCCGAAACATCAAGCCGCCTCTCGAAAGCCGAGAGATTCAGAACCTTATTGACTCACTCGAAATCGCTCTAACAAAGCGCATTGGCATAGACGTCAAAGTCAGGTTTGTCATCGAACCCTCTGGGTACGTCGTTAAGTGGACAGGGTACGGCGAATGACACATACGAAAGACAAACATACGAAACAGGAGTCGCACGAATGAAACGTATCAAACATATGACACTCGATTTCACGACTCTATGCGCATACCGTACATGTCCAACGAAATTCAAATACTCGCTCTTACATGGCTGGCGACCCGAGACCGCATCAGACCCGCTCGTATTCGGCCAATGCATACACGAAGCTCTAGCGTGCTATCACGAAACCGGAAACCCACAAGCCACGCTAGGCAAGTTCGAGTCCGTCGCAAACGAAACTCACTTAAAGGAGCTTGAGCCTTCCGCGATGCGCTCCGTAGCTCACGGAACCGCGCTACTCACAGAATATTTTAAGCAGTACGAAAACGACGCTTTCGGACAATTCCGTCCCTTAATGACAAAGGAGCAAAAGCCTACGCTCGAACTTAAACTTGAAACAGACATAAACGAATGGCTCACGTACGACGGCCTATGTGACGGCGTCGTAAGCGACACAGCAACGGGCGAACACAAAGGACTGGAACACAAAACCTCCTATGTCCTTGGAACTCAGTTCGCCAATCGCATGAAACCAAATGACCAACTTACGGGCTATGTGTACCTGTTACAAAAGAACGGCTATGACATAGACACGATTGTCGCAAACGGACTCCAAACAGCGCGCAAAAAGATAGAGACAAATCCACGTGACTGCTTCTCAAGGCACGAGACTCGACGTACGCCGATCGAACTCCACGAATGGCGCGAAAAACTTGTACGCGCCGCTTCTCGCATGAAAGCTGACATCGAAACCGGCCTCTTCGACTCGAACATGCCAGACGCATGTTCCATGTGGAATACGCGCTGTTCATTCACCGACGTATGTAATATCGCGCCTCAAGATCGCGACCGCATGTTAAAGGGCTCATTTCGCAAAGACCCCTGGCACATGTTCAAGATCGAATGGAACGAGCCTCACGCGAGCCACGAATCATGAAACTCATGAAACTCATGAAACTCACGTACATGTTCGCTCTATTCATTTTAATGTCAGGCGCAAACATGTCCGTAGCCCAGACACGTACGGAGTTCATGGACACCGAGTTCCAACGTGTACACGCAGAAGCTCAACACGAGCTAAAAGTAAAATACGCTGAAAGCTCATGGAAAAAGACTGTAGCTCTTGGAATCGCTTCTACGACTCTTTATGACATGTTAGGAATGTGGGTTGTCTTTCCTGAAACTGGCACATACGAGGAAACAGAAAAAGCCATTTTCCTCGCGTTCCAGTATGCACACCAGATGGTCGAATCTCCGTATATCCTGAGCCACAAAGCGTTGTTCTATAAGAACTGCATTATGGACTGGGAAGCCGTTATTTGGCACCGCAAGGACATTCTTTACGTGTGCCTACATTGGGACGTACGTGGCGGATATGACGGCGTGAAGGGGAGAAGGCTAAACGACATAGAAGACTTTGGAGGCGTAAGTGGGACAATCCGTGAAAGTCCAGAACCGTTCGAAGAGAGATAGTGCTCGGGATGGTGGACTGGTTCGCAAAGAGGTGGATTGCATGATTTCAAATAAAGAAGCTGCGGGACTAATGTGGAAGGAACTAGATAATGCCCCTAATCCTTATGATGACCATGAGTGGAAAGAGTGGATGCTTCGTTTTTTTGAAAAATGGATTGGAAAGGCACGTGCGTATGGTCGAAACGAGGAAAGTAAATGTGCTCATTCTGTGTCTTTAAATGAATGGGGCTATGACATTGAAGACGATATGGTTGAGTGGTTCTGTTCTGACTGTCATATGATAATTGGCAGCACAAAAGGTTTATCTAATTCCATTCTAGGGAAACAAATAAAAGATTTGTTATCCAGACAACCCGAGGAGGTGTGAGTGTGAGTGACTTCGAGAAAATGGCGGAAGAGTTTAAACGAATGGTTCGTCTTCAGTATATCGACCACAGGTGCAAAAGCTGTGGCCAGGTAGCAAGCATAAAAATAAATGAGAGCTATTACGCGGAAGATGCCGTCGAAGATGCCCTCCACCGCGTAGACGAGGCCGCCAGAAAAGAAGACGCGAAAATAGCGCATTACTATCAACACGCGGTGTCAAAAGAGCTATTTGAGAACAAAGGATTCGATAAAGATCGGTATGTTTGCGTAGTCGGTAAGTTGATCGCCAAGAAAATACTCGAAAAAGCCAAAGAAGAGAACGGAGAAGAGAATGAGATGGGAACAGTTCATGATGGCAATGATTTGAATGCAATCTTTTGTTGGCATTGTGGCAGAAGGTTTCGCGGGAATCACTTTATCGAAGTCGATGTGAAAGGCTTCCCAGTTCGTGTTCATAAGCACTGCAAGGATTTCCCCGAAGAATATGCCAATAGAGATTTTGAGAAGAACGGAGGAAAAGACCGTGACGAATAAAGAAATGGCGGAAATGTTTGTGTTGGACTTTGCCGAACGATGGGACATGACTGAGTTTATCTTGGAAAGATACGAGAATGATTTAGATGCGGCCCAAGCCCGTGGCCGAGCGGAGGAGAGGAAGAGGATTATGAGCGAATTAGATTATCTAAGAGAAACTGTTCCTCAGCCACACACGAACGCATGGATGCTTGGATGGATGACAGCCATAGAAGAAGCAAAGAAACGAACAGCCGAAGCCATAGAGGATGGAAAATGAGAAGACAGAAACGACAAGAATTAGCAATGAAATCAGTCTCAGATGCGCTTAAAGGTGCTGTAGAGGAGCACAAGTTAAACATGATCGAGACCTTCGGTATCCTAGAAACTCTTCGCATTCATTTCCTCAAGAACTGGGTGTTATCAGACGTGAAGGATAACTTTGATGAAAACGGAAACTATGTTCTGTCTATCAAAATGGATGACCTAAAAGCCAATGCTACGTGGGAGGGGAAGTGAGTAAGACAAAAGAAATTCGGGAGCTTCTGAACGAAGCAAGGGAAAAGTACGCTCATTCCCAAACTCTTATTCAAAATGAGGATCTTGAATACCTCCTCACCCGCTGCGAACAACTAGAAATGGACGTGACTAGCCTACAGTTTGACCTAGCGAACAGAACAGATGATTTCCATCGGGAAGCTAACGCGAGTGAGCGCAGGGGCAAGATGCTGGATCAGCAACTAGATCGTGTGAAGAAGCTGACAGATGCGTTCCTCGACGCCGCAGAGAAGCGTGGGCTGAAGAGAGCGGCGGAGAAAGTGCGAAAGTGGTCGATAGAAGACTGGGAAGATGATTACCGCGAAGACATGGCCCAAGCCATCGAGAAGGAGGCGTTAGATGAGTAAGTACCCGAAAGAGTATCGAGACAAGATTAAGGAATGTGTCCCCGTACCTGAAACGCTTCTATTTGATGATGTTTGGGCATCCGTTGTCCTGAGTAACCTACAAGATTCTGGGCTTCTCAAGGAACCGCCAAAGGCGAGGGATATATGGGTAACGAAAGAGTATTTATTTAACCATTGTTTAGACGTTCGCTTAGTTCCTCCGGGTGAAGAGGATGGGCCAAAGGAAGATTGGATTCACGTCAAAGAGATCCTAGATGAGCCTTAAAAAGAAATATCTACTCGTTGTTCTTGTCACAATTATGTGTGCCGGGTGCGTCACTATGCAACATTACGAATGGGAGAGATGCGACAAAGAATGCGACGGTGAGCCTGCAAGAATAAACACCTTGGGTTGTTTTCATGCTTGCAGTTGCATTAATGGGGACTTCCATGAACTGGATTAAGAAATACTTCTTGCTCGGAGACGGCGCTCGTTCGTGGGAGTACGAGACCTTCTCTGACCCCAAAAAAGCTAAAGTCATTCTTCGATACTCACAGGGAAGCGACTCCACGCGTACGATCATGTCGTGGATCTCGCATGTCTCGACATATGGAATGGTCTCGATCTTGGCCTCGACCATATTTCCCCTATGGACGATTGTCTCGATGGTCTCGATCTTCGCCGTATGGCAAGACATAGGCTCACTCAAAAACTGGAAAGGAACAACGTATGGCTTACGCATCGACGTCATTCATGACCTCGCCACGAAAATTGGCGGCGCTTTTTTTGGTTACTGGCTCTCTGGCCACATGCGGTAACTACGACGGAACCTACACTACGCCGTTACTTCAGATTGATAAAGGAACTCTGGTGGACAAAGCAGCAAGGTACTTCGAACAAGTTTACGGGGTTGGGCCGTCGTACATTAAGGGAGCGACGGTCTGGGAAGGATCGACGCAAGACATTGCACGGGCCTGTACGCCTATCTACCTCGAACCCGTTGAAGTGTGCGGATGCCTCTCAGGAAGGGTTGTCGGAGTCGTGAACGATTCAGCACAATGCATAATGGATTGCGTTATTTTACACGAGCTGGGTCACTTGGGGTTCTTAAAGGCCCTTGGACATTACGATTACAGTCATACGCATACGGAATATTTCAACACGTGGGTTCACGAAACATGCGAGCGTGTGTCTCCATGAGTCTCACAAAATTATGTGACCACTGTCGCAAAGAATCCACAAAACTTTTGCCCATTACGCTTACGATAGGACCAGACTCCCGTTACTTAGGCGAACTTTGCCTCTCATGTGCGTTTGCGCTAGGCGACATGCTCGAAATTTTTCATCTTGACACGGTCTCAAAAAAGGCCCAGAATCCGAACTCTCAAATATGAGCGACAAACCAAAAACAACAAATTCACATACGACATACGAGCCGGAAACCGACTCGAACGAACGCGCCATACGTCTGATACAACGCACCTTACGCGAGGCCGACTGTATCGTAGATCCCGTCACACTCGCTGGCGCCATCATTCTCTCGTACGTCGCAAAAGGACTAGCGTCGTTTCCCCTTAGTGATCGCGACAAGTTCGACTTTATTCGTACGACAATTTATCCGTCTCTCGACGTACTACGCGTAAGAATCGAACAAATGATCGCCCTAAAGGAACTCGACGAATCCGTAACCAAAGAGGAAATTCACTAAAATGAATATGACAGATACAAACGAAATAGCGTCTAAGCCCAATACGACAGGCTCCAATATGACAGGCTCGAATATGACAGGCTCAAAGCTAGACATTTTAATGTACGGAGAAACAGGAACCGGAAAATCGATTCGCGCCGCAAGCGCTGCCGTATTCGGAAAAGTATTCATATTCGACTTCGACCTAAAGTTCGATTCCATAAAGCACTACTATAATGACAAGCCGGAAATTCTCGAAAACGTCTCGCATGAGTCTTACGCGGACAATCTTGAAACTCCAAATGCGTGTACCCGCGCCTATCAAAAATTAAAGGACATATGGAAACAGGTCGCATCCGGCACATGTCCCTATGACACGATCGTCTGGGACTCCTGGACCGAATGGGAACAAATGAACTTGCGTCAGATCATGGCGACGAATCCAGGCTTCAAACGTATGAAAGCCAATATTGGAATCGGTACCGTAACCGTACCCGACCAAGCAGATTATCGAATACACGCACATTTGCAGCAGACGTTTCTGCCGCAGCTTCTTTCGCTTCCCTTAAATGTTATCGTAATTTGCCATATCGCGACACGCGTAGACGAAATTACAGGCGGAATCGAACGAGGCGTAGCCGCAGCGGGCAAGCTCATGAAAGTCATGCCAAAGTATTTCGGCGAAACGCATCGCGCTTTTGTAGACCCTAGCGGTGCATATCGTATCCAAGTACGTGGAAACCATCAATTTACGGCAAAGACATGCATGAAAAACATTCCTCAAGACGGAATCCTCACGCCAGACCTTGAGCCCTTCCGTTACATGGCCAAGACACATACGAGCCAAGCGAAACATACGAGTGACTCACAAACAAATAAGGAGAACCCCAAATGACTGATACAAAACGTATTCCGCTTACAGGAACCAATCCGAAGCCGCCAAGCCTAAAGCCGAATCCCCTCGTAACAGCCGAACATACGAGTAACGCGACAGATACACATACGAGCCAAGCGAAAGACGCGTCAGACACACGAGTCGAAGCCGCGATCGCGCTCGGCTTCAAGGAGGCGCTCGACGAAAATGTCCCCAAGACGCAGACAGAATATCTAGTACGAGAGCTACGAAAGATTCTTACGGAGATACAAACGAGTGCGAGTCGTGTCTCAGCACTTGAGACTCGCGTAAGAAAGATTCGCGACCGTCAAAGGCCCGTAAAGAAACAGGCCGCGACGAACGTGAAAGAGCCTTTGACGAATGAGTCGTCAAAGGAAAATAAAACATACGAAAAAGGAGAACCCCAATGAGTGAATTTTTTGAACCAGACTTTAGCGAAGCCCCCGAACGAGAACCTGCGCCAGACGGACCATATACGATGCTTGTTCGTGGAAACCCCAAGCTATGTAGATCCAAGGCAGGAAATCCGTACCTTTCATGGGAACTTGAACATACGAACCCGGACCATAAGCGTCACGGGCTCATTTTCGAGCGAACCGTAATGAGCGGACGCGGAGCCTTCCGCTTACGTGATATCATGAAAGCGTTTGGCTATTCTGAAGCCGACGCAAAAACCTTACGCGTAAAGCCAATGGGCGAACTCACGGCCATTAACGCGAAAGAAGGTGTCGCAACGGACCTCATCGTTTCAGGACAAGCGTGGGCTCCAGCCGGTCAGACGATCGACGTAACCGTCGCCACAGAAGAAGGCCAAGAAGGAGGTCCAGCGAGAAACAAAGTAGCTCGTTTCTTAGCGCCAAAAGATAGTCCGACTTCGGCGTAACATACGAAACTCATATAAGGAGAGGTCGGTTGGGTAGCTCTCTGCCGCGAAAGTGTATGTCTGGAATGGTCGCTCATACTTCATACAGCCTCTCCCATTTAGGGATTCACGAGCGAGCGCGAAGGAGCCTTCATGGAGCTAAAGCGAGAAGTTCGCGGCTATGGACCTACGAACGCAAAGATAGTCATTGTCGGCGAAGCTCCGGGAGAAGACGAACTCAGAATCGGTCGCCCCTTCGTCGGCCAATCGGGAAAGCTATTACGCGAGCAAGTTCTCGCCGCAAACTTAGACGAAAAGGAGATACGCTTTGAAAATGTCATCGAACGAAAACTCGAACGTAACAGCGTCGAACCTCTTTACATTAACGGACGAGTCGGCACTCTTCCAGGCCCTGAACTCCTCGCATGGTATAACGATCTCCATGAGCGAATACGTTCGCTTTCTCCGACCATTATTGTCCCCGCCGGTAATACCGCTCTTCATGCTATTGCTTCATTTACCGGAATTTCGAACTATCATTGCACTCCATGTAAAGGCGTGGAAAATGTCAGTAGCTCACTCGAATGTCCCGCTCCAATTGTCCTTCCCATTTATCACCCAGCGTCATGTTTCCGAGCCCCAACAAACAAGCCTTGGATCCTCTATGGACTCAAAAAAGCCAGACGTATTCGAGACGGCGAACGCGACAAAACAAGAAAAATACTGAACCACGCAAATACGCTCGACACAGCGACAGTATCTCGCCTATTACGTACGTACGCGTCCGTCCAACCCGTTTCGATCGACATCGAATGTTTCCATAACGAACTCACGTGTATCGGATTCTCATGGAAATCACGCGAAACAGGCTCGTACGATTCCGTCTCCGTTCCGCTCTCGATCGCAGGCGGCTCTTACTGGGAAAATGAATACGAAGAAGAATTCATATGGAACGAAATCGAAAAAGTCCTCGAAAGTCCGAACACAAAGATTTTCCAGAACTTCATCTTTGACACGATGATCCTTTCACGCCACGGAATCTTCACGAACGGGACAATCGAAGATACCATGCTCAAGGCAGCCGTCCTCCACGCGGAACTCCCGAAAGACCTCGGCTCACTCGCCAAGCTTCATACGTTTGCGCCCGCATGGAAAGGTTCGCCGAAAGACTGGAGCGCCGCCGTCGACCCCAATGCCTTATATGTCTATAATGCGACCGACGCCGCAGTAACTCTCGAAATTTCGGAATCTCAGGACGACGAACTTCACGCGCGTAACTTAATGAGCTTCTATAAAACGCGTGTTCAGCGTCTCATGAGACCGATCCTGTCTATGTGCGAACGCGGCTGGAACATCGACAAAGAAGAACTCAGCTCCATAAAGTCGAAAATGAATGACATCCTTATGCCGCTAAATGACGAACTCGCGAAAAAGACAAAGTCGTACGTAAATGACTTTAATCCAAGAAGCCCTAAGCAAGTAAAAGAACTACTCGTCGCTATGGGAATGTCCGTTCCCACAAAAGACGGAAAAGAAACGAGCGACCGTAAATCGATACTCAAGCTTATGAAACGAAATCCACGAAACGAAATCCTTCCACTCTTACTCAGACATGCCAAGGCGAGCAAGCTAAAGAGTACGTACGCCGACGTAACACTGGACTCTGACGAACGTCTAAGGTTCTCTGTGAATATCGGCGGCACAAAGAGCGGTCGCTTCAGCTCGTCGCAGACCGCCTGGAAAACTGGCCTTAATTCGCAGAATATTCCTTCGCGCGATCCAAGCTCTCCATTTAATATTCGGCAGATCGTCATACCGGACCACAAAAAGACACTCGTCCAAGTCGACCTAGCGCAAGCGGAAGCTCGTATCGTCGCATGGCTGGCACGAGAAGAGACCATGGAACACATATTCACGAACGGCGGCGACATTCATACACGTACGGCCTCATTGATATTCGGCGCCGACATCTCGAAACTTCCGCAAGAAGAGCGTAAGCGGCGTAGATATCTCGGAAAAAAGTGTGTCCATGCGTTCAATTACGGAATGGGCGAAGAAACCTTTATCGCGACATGCCTCGATGAAGCCGACATCACGGTCACGCATGACGAAGCTCATAGATTACGTACGTCGTATTTCCGCGCGTTCTCTCGACTCACCGAATGGCATCGTGAGATTCAGAACCTCGTACGAAAGACACGCAAGTTACGCTCACCATTTGGCCGCGAACGTGCCTTTCACGGGCGTCTCGACGACGAAACCTTCCGCGACGCATATTCATTTATTCCACAAGCGAGCGTCGCCGACTCCCTAAACGAAGCCTGGACACGACTAGAAGCCGACACAAGTCGCTCGGAACTTATACAAGTGCTTCAACAAGGCCACGACTCCCTATTGATACAGACGCCAGAACCCGACCTCGCCATACGTAAGGTACAAGAGGCGTTCGACGACGTACGTTTCAAGATTCATGGTACGAGTCATTCGCTCCCTTACGACATTTCAATTGGGCCAAACTGGCGCGACATGAAAGAGATCGACGTATGAGTCGCGCTGTACCTGACTTCATAAGTACGTATCTCGAATATACGGCCACGCATGAAGGCTCCGAAATGATCCATAAGTGGGCCGCGATCGCTGTAATGAGCGCATGTCTCGAACGTCGCGTATGGCTCAAAATTCCACAAATCGGCTACGTGTATCCGAATGTCTACGTCTTTATCGTCGGTCCTCCCGCCGTACGTAAGTCGTCCTCCGCCCGTCGAGCCGTAAGCCTTTTACGTGGAGTCCAAGGCGGCCCCACGTTTGTACAAGAGCAACTTACGCCTCCCGTCCTGACCGAGACCGCCTTTGACGCGCTGCGCTTCACGGAAAATGGCTCGGGCCAAGAAGTGCCACATTCGCCTGTATTCGGTTTCGCAGAAGAACTCTCGACATTCTTAAAGGATATCGGAGGCGGCTCCCTACTAGACTTGCTCATGAAGTTCTATGACGAGACCGACGATCCCACGACGAACCTGTTCGAACGTAAGACAATTTCACGTGGAAGCGTAAGTATCCAAAACCCGTCCGTATCCCTGCTCGGCTGCACGACTCCCAAGTTCATTTCGAAAGTCATTCCAGGCGACGCCGTCGGCGAAGGATTCGCGTCTCGCGTCATTTTCGTCGTCGAATACAAGAACAAGTTCTCTTCCGCGTATCCCAAGGCTCCAGACAGCACCTTACGCAAAAAGCTAACTGACACACTAAGTCATATTTATCAGTTACAAGGTCCATTTACAGAGACGCCCGAGGCTCGTAAGTTCTTTATTCCGTGGTACAATCATGAGCAAGAAAAGGCCGTAATGGAAACCGACGAATTTCGCTCCACATACTTGGCTCGTAAAGGAACCCACGCCTGGAAAATCGCTCAGATCATCTCAGCTTCACGCTCTGACGATCGTATCATCACGGAACGCGACTATGTCCTCGCCTCAACTTGGCTCAACGAACTCGAAAAGACCATGTTCACGGCCTTTACGGGTCGCATGAACGACCTTTCGACCGAAGAAATCCTCACAGCCATTCTCATGAATACGCCAAAGGAACCCACATGGATCTCACACGGCGACTTACTAAAGAAATTCTCGATACTCGACACAGACTTTCGTAAATACGTCCAAACGTTGATACAAATGGGCGCCGTCGAGTTCGAAGTCCGTGAAAGCTCTAAGTTATTCTATAGACGAAAACGTAACTTCACTCCTGACGTAGGCTTACGTCGAATCGAAGCCATCGAGCGAAAGCTCAGAAACGGAAAAAGTATCGCATAAAGGACAGGCGAAACATGCATACATGTACATACGAAAGGAACGAAAATGACAAAGAGACATAAGCGAAACTATGGAACTCATGAAGCAGGCGTGGACTCAGACTTCGACCACAGCGCCACGTTCGATCCTCAAGCTATTTTCCGCCGTTCCTCGAAAATTCTAAGCCCGTCTGAGTATCGCGCTCTTCGTGCTCGTCAAAACGAACGTGCTCTAAGGTTTCAAGAATTTCGACAAGCCCAAAACGAATCTCTTCGCAACGAGCCCAATTCCAAGTAACGTCACGAAGCTCCTCGAACATGTTCTGAGCCCCAGTCGGCACGCGGTACTTCGGCTTTTTCCATGACTCAGGTATCCCCGCCGCTGGTACCGTGACGTAATATTTTGTCGTACACGAGCCGCAAGTCATTAACGTCACGAGCATTATGAATGTCGTCAGAAATCTCACGAAAATTATCTTCCCTTTCCGCAACTGTCCTTGTCACGTTCGCAAGGATCCGCTGCTGCACTATGACCATCTGTCTCTTATTCTTTAGCTCTTCACGGTCGCGCCCAGAGCGGCGTCCGTAAAAGAACGCCGCCCCGAGAGCCATAAACGTCATTAGCACTAAGACATATGTCATTTTACGACTGTCGTCTTAACGGCCTGCCTGGAACTTATATATTTCCAGATCACACTCGCCGCCGCCGCAACGGAAGCAATAATGACATACGCCATACTCGTTGGATCCATCTGATCCGAAATCATAGTAAGAACTACAGTCGGACCTCCAATTGAGCCTAACAGAGTCATCCAGAACTCAGTTGTCGCTATTCCTGCTTTCATCGTATCTTTCCTTTCATGAAATTACGGACGAACTTTAAGTTTCATGGTCTTACTTGAACATGAAAATGCGGCGCCGTCCCATGCCGCAGCGGAACGATCGTACTGCGTCCATCTTTACGTGGAAACAGTCGATTAATCACGCTCCTCAGTGCCTCAGAATCTCCAAAAGACAATAAGGCAATGTCAATGAAACGATACGGAGGCGAGTTCGCGTGCGTCGAACCATCCTTACGTACAATGGACGTAACCACAAGCGGCGTCCGATCCATTTCCCACGCGATCATCTCCATTACGCGTACCACACGCGCCAGGCGTCGATCCAGTAACTCGAACTCACGTGACCGCGTCTCGTCCTTAAAGAGTATCATTCGCATGTCTCCGCTTCATTCGTATGTCTCCGGCGCCCCATTTTCGGCCTCATGGAGTCGCTTTGCAGCATCGTCTAAGTTTTGCATCGACTGTTTTAAGTCGTTCAACTCTTCCGGCCTCACGTATAAGGACTTGGACTTGGGCGTCTGTGAGATTTCGGATCGCTTCTGAATTGACTCGGACGGCTTCTGCATTGTGTCCAACGCCAGCCAGGAACCTGCCACTAGAAAACAAAGAACTACCGATCCCAAAAGCGGCAACGAGCCATGGGAGCCATGAACTGACTCTCGTTTTTCCATTTTCATTTTTCACCTCGATAATCTCCAGTCAAAAACATAATCATGCACGTACCTTACTGAATTGTCTGAAACGCGCCTTCACGCTTTAGACGTTCAAGTTCCTGTGGCGCGAGTGTACGAGCTTCCGGCGGAACATTTCCGCCTGTCTCGTTTACGCCACTTGGAACCTCAAAATTTCCCAGTGGAATGGCTGGATCCCCAAGCTTCGCCTTTATTCCATCAGTCATCTGCTTATAGACTCGAATGGCCTCGCGTGTCTTAGACGAGTTCTTCTCGTCCACAATAAACGAAAGCACGGCACGTGGCGTAACCGCTCCACGAAACCCGACCGTCTGTAACACAGCGCCGATAATTTCGTTTCGCCTAGAGCCACGCATACCGACCATGTTAGCGACTTCAGTAGCCAAGAGCTTCACCTGAAACTTAAGTGGCTCGTCGATCGCCTGTTTCGCGAGCTTCTTGGGGCCTTCCGTAAGCGAACCTACTTCGCCAATCGACGCTCGTATCTTTCCTCCCGTAAGTCCGAAACGCTGTATAAGACTCGACGCTTTCTGTACCGTAGAACCAAAAAATTCGTCAGCGACCTTCAATTGTCTCGCCTGAGCCAGTAACGAGCCAATCGCGGGATTACGTCTACCTGCAGCTTCAAGCGTAGGATTAAACAGTCCGTCCTTTCCAACACGTAAAAAGAAATTAAGTACGGCGTCACGATCTTTCGGCAAATTCTCAAGTAAAATGTCCGCTCGAATCATCGCGCGGTTCGAAACGTCTCGCGCGGCGAACGAACGTAAAATACGCGTATCCATCTTGTCATTTCCCGTACGAACATTTTCAGTGAAACGGCTCGTAAGTCCTGCATGTTCGTCGTGTGCGAACTCGTCCGCCCGTAACTGTCTAAATAATTTTCCGTTCTTGCCCGCAAAGAATTGCTGATACTCATCCACGCTCGTACGCGCACGTGAATATCTTCGTGAGCCTTCGAGATACCGTAACATGTCAGAATCCGTCTTCGCGATCGTTTCCATTCCGTCATCTACGGAGTCCCATAAAAAACGATTAAATCCTGCCGCCTTTCCTTTTCCAGCAAAGTCGGGTCCAGCCTTTCGAGCCAAGAGCCGCTTAATCGTCAATATGTCGTCAAAAGGTACAGCGGAACTTGTCTCAGACAAAGCCTCATCGACGACGCCTTCACGTGCCTGCTTCTGTAACTTTCGTATTCCAGTCTTATTTCCGCGTAACGTGCGTCGAACCTGTATAACCGTAGCAGGATCCAGTCCCTCCTTAGACATACGAGAGGCTGTCGAAGCCGTAAGATTTCCGTTCTTTCCGATCGCGTTTGCGCCGAAACGTGCTCGTATCTCATCGTCGATCGTAGCAAGTGTCTTGTCCATAGAAAATAACGTAGGCTTCTTAGGATCCTTCGCTAGAGCCACTTTTACGCTCTTTTCAAGTTCGCCGAACTCTGAATTAAGTAACTGTCTCGTCTTGTTCATGAGTCTCACGGTCTTCCCTACCGCTCGATTCATGACGCCCGCCGTAAATTCGACCGTACGGCGAATGGCTCCGCCGCCCGCGCCCTTTCCTTGTGGATCAAACTCGTCCACTAACTTACGCATAAAGAGTTCGCGGTCGTTACGTATCTCGCCGAAAACTTCAGGATCCTTATGTATAAGTCTCAATTTACGATTCAGCGCAGGAAGCCCAAGACCTTCTTCACGCGAAAGTCCAAGAAAGTTTGCGCCTTTTCCGAACAAGAACTGCGTGGTCCCTCCAAGAATAAACGTACCAAGTCCCGCACCGAGTCCACGTAACGCAGCGTCTCGTGGATCCACGCCAACGTCAGAAGCTTCTTTTGCGCTCAAAGCTCCCGCTGCACCCGAAAATGCAGCAATCGAAGGCTTCTTCGAAAATATAGCGTCAAAGATCGCACGTCCCCCGAGCCCAAACTTCTTTAACTTACGCGCACGTAAGGTTCCAGAAACAGCCGCCGTAAGCGCCTTACCGCCAACTTGGACCGTAGAGATCGGCGTACCAAAGCCAGCGACCTCAGAAACAAACGCTCCCGTCGGCGAACGTCTCTCGAACTCAGCCTCGGAAACTCGTAAGTCGTTCTGTGTATCTTGCGGCAACATGGAGAGTAACTGCTCGCCAAAGCCCAACGTAAGGCCACGAAACACTTTTACGGCAGCGCCTTCGAGATCCTCGGATGTCGGCTCCTGAGTCTTTCCAACGTCCACGCCCGTCGTCTCACGCGCCTTAGAACGTATGGTATCAAAGATATTTTCAGACGCTTTTGCAACGTCCGCCTTAATTTGAGCCTCGGTCTCCGCTTCACTTTGCGGAAGCGGAACGCCAGCGACCGTATCTTTCTGACTCGTTCGTAGTGCGTCAAAGAGTCCCACTTAAGGCCCTTCGAGCGAGTTCATAGCATCTACGACTTGGTCCCAAAAAGGAAAAGAACCGTCCTTGTCCTTAAATGAAAGTAGCATTCGTGCCGTAATTTTCGCGTCTTCGGGAGCCGCGTCGACGATTTCGTCCGCGCTCGGAACTCCACTCGCTCCGCTCGCCGCACGAGATTCCGCGAGAACCTTCATGCTCGGCGCTAATTTAGCCGCAATATGCGACGCCGCTTCCGGCTTCATGCCTTTTTCCTGTAGCGACAAAACTCCCGCGCGTAAAAGTTCCGTTTCCGAACGCGACTCTTCAAGTCGTTTCTGTAACGTGTCAATAAATGGCTGCGGCAAATTCCGTGTCTTCGCATTTTCGACGGCGCCCTCAAGCGCATTCGTCATGAACTGATTCTGCATATAGACAGAACCAAGCGCCTGAATCCCAGCAGCGAGATCGACGGTCAGTAACTGCCCTGTCTGAGCATCGAACGTAGCCAAACGGCCTTCTTCACGTAACCGAATAATGTCAAATCCCAAGTTCTGAGAACCCGCCACGACCGCATTCGCTAGCGGGCTAGGCTGTGGATCCCCTCGCAAAAAGAAATTCGCTACCTTCGCCCCAATTCGAGCAAGCAACGCAAGTCCCTCCGTCGAACGTGAGGCAGCCGCCTTCGTAATCTCTCCACGAAGCACTCCAGACTCTTCTCCCTTTTCAATTACCTTAAGAAAATTGTCCGTTACAGCACGTTGATTCCTCAAAATCGTACCTGTCGTTTTCAAGAATCCTTTGTCCTTCGCATCCAGTTTACCTACAGGTCCAATTAAGATTTTCGGCTCGGCGTTCGCGGGCGTTTGTGCCTGTCCTGGTATGTCTTCTTCAGTCGTAAATTCGTCAAAGTTAGAAACCGTACCCGTCGACGCCGGGCCAGTAACGGGCGCAGGCGCTTGTGGAATCACAGCATCTGGCGCCGTACCTTTCGTACCTTTCGTACCTTTCGTACCTTTCGCTGGAATCGCTGGACCCGTTCCCGCACGTCCGCTTCGTACGCCTTGAATGATTCCAGAGACCTCCGTCGCAATCTGCTTACCAATTTCCGGCGTAAGATTCTGTCCCTGAAACTTTTCGAACCTGTTCTGAATCTGAGTCTCGATAATGTTTCCTTCTGTTTTCGCGAGTTCAGCGCGTTCACGCTCTCCCTGCGCCGAAATAGCGAGCGTAGGCTTTCCAGATTCTCCGGGCGCAAACGTAGTCGTCGTACCAAAACGTCGTCTCGATTCCTCGATCGTCGCTTGCTGCGTCGGATCCGTCCCAAATGTAGCTTCGGCCCCAGATTCTCCCGCGAGCTTACGCACGAAAGTAACTGTATCGTCGAGACGCTTCGCCGTAGGATCTGCCGGTAAAACCATTTCAATCAACTTCATGTCGCCTTCTTTTAAGGTTCCACGAAACTTGCCTGTAAGTGCCTGAGCCACATCCGGTCCCGCTGGACCCGCGAAAACGTCAGTCTTAAAGTCGCCTTCATTCTCAATTATGCCAGAGCCTTCAGCGAGCTTCTGAATCTGAGAGTCAAAGAATCCAAAGTACTGTTTCCGTCCAGAGGCCGACTCGAACTTCATTCCACGATCAATAATGGAATTTAACTGACTAAGACTAAGGGCTCGCTGCTTTACGACGAGCGCCTTCTTGCGGTCCTCGGACTCGACTATCGTCCGCGAAAGCTGTGCTCCGATCGCGCCAAAGCCAGTCAGTAACTTTCCCGCTTTTTCTCCCGGCGTCGCCATTATGTAATCCTCCCTGGAAACTGCTCTCGTAACCGTTGAATCTGTGCACTATTCGTATTCTCGACACCCGCAATAAGCGAATCATTTGGAATGCGTCTAACGGCGTTATTAATGCCTCGCGCCGAAATAGCCTCCTCTCGCTTCCGTACCTCGCCCAAGAACCTGTCCTGCTCTCGCGCGGCAACGCCCGTCTGTTGAAAAAAGCTTCCAGGTCCAAAGAGCCCAGACTGAAGCCCTTCCTGCGTCTGTTTCGAAAAGTCGAATGTCCCAAGGTCCGCGAAACGCGCAAAACGCTCTGAACGTAAACGACCAGCGTCTCCAGACGTCGCCCGAGACGCCGAGAACCGTCCGCCCGCGATATCGACGAGCCCCGAGACACCACGTTCCGTCGCTCCACGCTCTCGCTCTAATTGGCCCGAAGCTACGTCAAAAGCTCCAGTAGCCCGTGCAAAGCCGCCGCGTCGAAGCTCTTCCTTTACGCCCAAGAGTCCAGTGCGTCGTTCGACTAACTGTTGGCTACGATCGAATCGTCGCCCTTCGGCTCGCTCGTCGAACTGCTGCGTGGCACGATCGATTTGGTCCGGCGAAAGTCCCTGAGCCACAAGTCGCCCTTTAAGTCTTTGACGATCCTCACGAATCTGTCTCTCTAGGTTCGGATCCGCAATTTCGAGCCCTTGTAACTTCTTAATTTCCGCACGATCCTCATCCTCTAAAAAGCCAGACTCCGCGATATCGATCCCAGCTTTTCCAAGAGACTGTGCAAGCGTAACCGTCGTCTGATTCAGCTCACGTAAGGCGTCCTGATCCGGGATCGCTCCTTCGACGATTTTCTGCGCCGTATCTAACGACGCATTCAGATCCGTTTCCGCCTGTCGAAGTCCTTCTATGTCCTTGTCGATGTCTTCGATCGCGCTTTCATTCTCGCGTAAGAGTACAAGTTCGAGTTCAGGCGGCAACCGACGACGACCGCCTCCAGAGCCACCTCCAGCCGTAGCCGCAGTGACTCCAACACCTGCCGCCGCTACGACCGCCGAAGCTATTGCTACACTAAGTCCCATTTAAGTCTCCTCTCTCGACGTAATACGTCTCATACGTTCTTCCGCGCCTGTCACGTAACACGAGATCATCGCACATGGGGCTCCACGCTCGCGCGCCCACGCGTCGAACATGTCCACTAAGTCTCCAAGCGAAGATTCATGCCCAGGAGCGGTCCAGCGAATATGTTCCTGAGCCGCACGTATCTCAGGATTCCCGAACCACTCCTGCATCGTACCCGCGATAACGCCAACGATTCGATCGTCATGTTCAGACACGAATATGCCCGCGTCACGCGCACGTATCATCACGACGATCGTGCGCCGTATAACGTCTAAGTCGAGCGCGACAGACGAACGTTCCTCGTACGCATTCTCCCGATAATAAACTTCAGCGATCGACGTAATCGTATCCACGTCTCCTCGTGTCGCCGCCCGTATCATCCATATACCTTCAATCGAACGTCTACTGTTATGTCGTCAGCGGCTCCCGTAAACTCATCTCCGTCTATTGAACCAAGCGCAGATTCATAAAGTTTAAGTCTAGGAGCAGCCGTAGTAAGAAGTCCCAAACATACTCCCTGTATCACCGACGCTCCCGTCACAAGATAGGATCCAATCGGAGCCCACGCCGCCGCCGTCCCGTAATACGTCGAACTCAGTGCATACGGAAGAGTTAGGCTCATAATCTGCGCGGCGGTCACAGACGCCGTCGCATTTCCGCCATTTGCTGTAGTCATATGAACGTGCATGAATCCGTCACTGGAAATAGTATACGAATAGTCAAGCGTCCCAGCCCAGGTAGCAGCGGATCCAGACGTCTGCGAAAAATGATTATTCGCGTCCGCACCATTTTGGCCTAATGGCATTTCGTACTCCCTAGAAAACACTCTACGAAGCGCGTCCTTGCCTATAGCATCTCCATCATTGAATAAAGGGCCAGTAAATAACCAATCAGCACTAGCCTGTACCCATTGCATCGAAATAGTTCCAATTGGCATCACAGGACGCCCGATATAATTTCCTGGCGTTATATTTGCCATCGCAATTACCGAAGTTTGGTCGTCCGTCGTAGGTATCGCAACCGTATCTCCAATATTGCCACCCGCTGAAGGCGATACTTTCATCGCAAAGTTACGCGTAATGACGAACGTAGAATTTCCGTCGACTCCGTCAAAGTCAGAATTTCCTCGATTGATCGCATAAATAAAAAATGGCATATCTTTGCCCCAGTTCCGAGATTCAGAAATTCCGAAACCGAGATTCGTAAAATTGCTGGTTCCATTCAAGTCGTCGATTGCGTATGTCCCAGTAACTTTCAAATCTACAGATACTCCACTCGTCGTAGATTGCATCGTAATATAGCCAGGATTCGACGCCGAAAGTGCAGCGCCCCCAGCGTCCGTAATCGTCAACGTGCCGCCGGAAATCGTAATCCCAAGATTCACAATAGACTGATCCATCGTGGAAATTCCCGTAGCCGCCTGAGCAAACTTTTCCGAAAGCGTATGTGTCCCCGAGCCGTCGATCGTAGTATTTCCAGAAACATCTAACGTCGCAACTTCGATATTCCATGAACCACTCAAGCCCGTCGAAACATTGTCAATATGGTTCTGATGCTCAGCGTTCCTGTTCGCCGCCGTAATCGTATTTCCGTCCGCTTCTGTAACCAGTAACGAATAACTTACTGCCATGATCTCACACCTTTCTCACAAATCTACGTATCACTTTAGGCCCAGCGACAAGCGTCCGCGCGTAGATCGACGCATTCTTAGCTTCGCTCGCTTGTGCCGAAAATCCACATACGGAATCTGTCCGCGCCCACGACTCTATATCCGCACAGTAGATCGCCTCAAGTAGCTTCATATTTGTAACGTCCAAACGTTCAGCGCACGCCGCACACATGTTCGTACGATGCGCTCCGCCTCCCTTTACGGGAAGCTCGACAGTCGCAAACGAAGCATTCGGTCCACGCGCGTCCGTAATCGGCGTCGCACAAAATCTACAATGAACGACTCCAGGAGTCCTCCAAAAATAGTCGCCAAAGACGCGTAACGAGCGAGACCGACGAACTCGCGTAAGTGTACCTGTCAAAACACGCTCTATGGCTCGTTTCTTACTCATTCAGCTCCTGTCCGTACGCCCTCACGCTTAAAATGCACGAACATCTGTGAGATCGCAAAGTCTTCATTAAGTCCAGAGTTCCTACCTCGTAACGCAATACGTCGTCCTCGTCCATGTATCCTCGCCTTATGATTCTCCACAAGCTTTCCGGCGAACTTTCCCGTACCAAAGAGCGCGGTCCCAAAGAGTGCCGAATCCGTCCCCAGGTCGATCGTGACGGTCTCCGTAAGCTCTCCGTCTATGATTATATCAAAAGAGATCGTATAATTGCCAGTCGGCGTCACGATAATCTCAAGCCAGTCGTAACGCTTCTCCTCCGTCGCCAAAGCGGCCTCTATATGCGAAAAGTCGAGCGAAGGCGTCTGAAACTCCCCCGTAAACGGCGCTCCGTCAATATTACGTAATGACTGATTCAGCTTAAATATGGTCCCGCCCGAGCCTCCAGCGTAAATCTCAGCTCGTCCAGACGTATCCAAGTACGGAAACATAACCTCATAATGACCCGCACGATCCTCAATAGCCAGTCGCGGAGTCCCCAAAGAGACGTCCGTAAAGAGCGCCGTCCCATTTACGTTACGATCGATGCCACCTGAGCCCGTATCGTCGACTCCGTCCGTAAGTCCACGTACGCCAATACGTAGCTCCTTTCGAAACTCATCGTATGTCAGTCTCACGCGATCCAGTCGATTAAAGTCTATGTTCGACTTCATCCATTCATCCAAGTTAAGTGCCGCACTAATGTCAGAATCTTTGATGTCTTCAGACGAATTTACAGCGCGTAACGAATGTATCGAACCAAAAGAAGACATAAAGAAAATGTCATCGCCCACACGCGCCCATCCATGAGCGCCAGCCATTCCAATGTCGTCACGAACCTTAAACACAAAAGGGTCCGTTGGATCCGAAATATCGAGATAATAGAGCCCAAATGGATACTTAAATACGTAAAGGCGCGTCTCGCTCGCCGCCGCCAGAAACGGAATCGCCGCAGCGACTCGTATCCCCTCACCCGGAAAGATCGCGGGAATAGGCGGAGACCCCGTCAGAAAATCTTCATGGTCATCGACCGCCGAAAAATAAATCGCATGTGGAAAGTTCGAATTCCCGAACCCAAATAAGCGCCGCCCCAAGATTCCGCCCGCAATGGGCTGATTCGTAGCCGACCAGTCAGACGGCGGAGACGCAATGTCTCCCATCGTGGCTCCGTCAGCATCGAGCACCTGTACGACATTCCCCTCAGAAAACAGAAACAAATGAACCGCAGCAGCGGCAGTCTCATCTCCGCCTTGGACTAGCATCGCTGGTCCCGTCGCCGTCAGTCCAGTCTTAAGCGTAACCGAGTCAAGGTCCAACGTGACTTCTTTATATACCGATCCATTGTCCCAAAAACTCACGATTCGCTGAACCGTGGGGCTCGTCTGATACGCGATCGCATCAATCAAATTTACGGTAGTCGCGACGGCGACCGTCTCCGTATCAGCGGGAGTCGAAGGTCTCCACGAAATGACCGTAAGAGCGTCTCCGCCGTCATCGATGATCGAAACTTTTCCGACGGAACCTCCCGAAGCTACAGCGACCATGTCAGTCGAGACAGCCGAAAGATCCCACGCGGAAGAGTCCGTCACAGTCGTGCTCGTAAATGTCGTATTCGCGCTCGAAGTCGTAATCGTAGATTTCGTAATGACGTCCGTATCAATCGCCGTGGCTCCGCGCATCTTGCGTATCGAATCACCCTCGAACGAAATATTCCTAGCACGTACAAGGTTCGCGACAGAAACCCGGAACTCATTTATATTTGCGTCAAAGCCTCCAAGCCCCGCTGGAATTGGAACCTGTATTCCTCGATAGCCCATCGAGCCCTAAGACGTAAGTGTCTTGACGCCTTCCTTAAGTTGATCCACGAACTTTTCAGGCTCGGGCCGAGAAAGCGCGAGCGAACCAATCTCGATTGTCAGTGACGAGCCAAATTCGCCCATCGAAAGATCCGTAATTTCACCCGAAACAGCCAACTTGACCGTCTCTCCAAGCTCATAGCCCGTAACCAAACGAGCGTCCTGTGGCCTCAGACTCAATCGTACGACCCTAGGTTCTTTATCAGCGGCCTGAGCCGCCTCAGATACTAAATTCGACATAGTCTTTTTCCTCCTCGTACATATTACCCTATAATGAATCCGTCCGTAGTCCGTAATATACGCCGCCTCGGGTCGACATACTCAGGCCGTGGAATCACACGGCCAACCTGCCGAGCACCAGCCTCTTGCTGTCCCTGCGCCTCAAGGACCATCGCGTCAAACTGAGCCCGCGCAATCGAAAGCTGCGCCACAGCTCGATCATCGTCGGCCTCCCGTAACATATAGAAAAGTGTCCACTCAGCGATCGCCACGCGCTGATGTACCGGCATCACGGGATTCACGGAACTCGTATCAAGCGTTGGCGGCTCCGTAATATAGTCCATTTCCATTCGCTGAACGGCTTCAGGATACGCATTAAACTGTAGCGTAAGTGTTCCGTCTCCATCGTCTTTTACGATCGCGCCTTCATGAGGAAAATCCTTTCGTATCCTCGCTAACGGGTACGAGCGTTCCATTGCACGTTTACCGACAATTTCTAGCTCACGCGACTCCATAAAGTTGTTCCAGAAAACGCGTATTGGACTCACAGGCGTAAGTATGTCCGAGCCAAACGTATATCGTATCTTAAACAAGTCATAGGTCGCTGTCCCCGCCGTATCTCCGACATACGCGGCATCGAGTGTAAGTCCGCCCGTCCCGCCCGTATGCGCGGTCACTCGATACACCTCGCCTGTTTCGTCCACTTTCAAATAAAAGCCCGCAACCGTACTCGCCGGAGCATCCGAAAGCGTCGCGGAAGTCGAACCCTTCGTAACCGAAACTGTTCCCGTCTCGATCGGCGCCTCGAAATTTACGACCACCGGAAACTCGCTCAAGGCCCAAGGAAAAAGTATCGGGCGCCGAATATCCGGCACAAGTCCGAAGCCTCCCGCGTGCAGTCCCCGATTGCAACGTACAAGCTGCGTAACCACTTTCGTCGCAAAAGGGCTCGTAGTCCCAGCAAGTTCGCCCATCCCCTCAAGAACATAATCACGTAAGTCAGTCGTCGTCTGAAGATTCGCCATTTAGTCCCCCAATCCTTAAATATCCTCGCTCGTCAGCCCACAAGCAAGCATAAGCTGTGCATGTACGTTTCCAGAAAATAGCGGAACGTCTTTTCCATTCTGTCCGTTCGCCTTATTCGACTGAACCCATTTCTGAAGCGTCGCCAAACGCCGAGCGGAAAGTTCGATCTTGTCTTTCGTTTCATCGCCAATCTGTAACCCAAGCTCATGCACGATGAAACTTTCCTTCGCACCCTTCAAAGGCAAATTGCTTGCCAAGAGTCCAAGGAGGTAATCCCTGACCGTTGCATCGTGTGGCTTTTCGTCCGGCGTGTCGGATACCTGCATAGGTTTACCGTTAAAGGCTAAAACGTTCTTCGAAATATCCAGTACAAACAAGTCTTTTTCGTTCGTCATATAACCTCAATTTAAGGGTGTAAGTTGCGCAATTAGCCGATCAATCTCGATGATGTCCTTTTGTAGCTGTGCTTTGCGAGCCTTGAGCACTCGAAGCTCTATCGTCTTATCAATCGTTTCCTCATCCTTCCGAATAAAATCTTCGCCGCGCTTGACGTAATCTCTAGCCATTAGTCGAACACTCCATCTCGTATCGCTCTGGTTTTCATGACCGCAATATCGTCCATTTCAGATTGCAATATCGCAGTTCGTTTGTCCATATCCAGCAACGAGGTAAAAGCGTATCGACGCTCGATCTTTGTGTGCTCTCTAGTTACGTCGTCCACGTCTCTAAAACGCCTCTCCTTAAACATATGGAAAACCGACGATTCTCCATCGGCATCGTTTCTCTGTTCTGTTGCAAATGTAAAAGCCATTATGCCGCCCCTTTCATAATCCCTGAATTGACTAAAGCATCCCGCATCGCGTTTTGTAAAACAAATAATTCCGCCAAATTATTGTTGATCGTTCCATCATCGCCGGACCCACTCACGGCTGAAATCGTGCTGTCGGTCGTTCCGCCCGTTGAGTTAGTCAACGCAGCTTGATTCCCACTTGCCGGTTGAACAATAGGCGTCACTCCCCAAAAGCCCATAAGGGCCGTGGTTCCTTGTCCTATATTGCTACCCGTCCCCGACGTAGCAAACAGAAGATCAAACGTGTCTCCAATTTCCAACCCACTCGATTGCATGTTAACAATCCAGTCAGAATCAGATGAAGGATTTCCGTCTTTGTAACGAAGATCTCCAGAAACTCCCCAAATATGTACGCCGGTTGTGTCACTCCCGAAATTTATATGTCCGGTGTTCCACGCCCCCCCAAGGAATCGAATATTTCCTTCCGTCGCATCATTGCAGGTCTGTGAGTTTATGTAGATCGCTGACGCGTCACTTGTCGGATTGGTCGTAGTGAATTCCTGATCTCGAATCCAAATTCCGAGCCAAGTAGAAAGCGCAATGCTTGTCCCATATGACCCGGCTGCCGTTGGTGGCTGAATCTGCAACACCGCCGCCGTAGGAACATCGTATCCCGATCCACGTAGACTGACCGACATAATTCCGCCGGTAATCGTTTGAGTCCTGGAAGTTCTAACGCCCGTCCCACCTGTATGCGTAACATTTGATTGAAATTCACCTCCCGTTTGAAAAATCTTGACTCGACACCCCGCCGCTGATCCAGCAAATGCAGATCCAAAATTTCCGCCCGAAACCGTATTCATTCCAGCTTCAGCAGTATTCCCAATACATGAAGCATCAGAGCGATTCCCTCGAAGGCTGGCGTTTCCATCCGTCGTTACATTGGCCCCGCACTTAAATTGAGAGAAATTCGAGCTGCCAGAGTTAAGTGTGTAGTTTCGATCAAAACGAACAAAGTTAGTTGGATATAATGCGTCATCCAAGCCGTTGGAGCCCATAATTCCGGTCGCGCTAGATAAAATTAAAAATCGACTGCCCACCACGGAGCCGTTGGCATCCTGTAAACGCATCGCCCACGTTCCAGTATCTTGAACCTCGAAAAACTGATCGTTTGCGCCATTTGCTGTTCCATTTAATGTCAGCGCATCAGCGGCCATAGCGACAGAGGCGATAGATGTAATTGTACTATTAAATTGCCACGTCCCCGAAATGGTCTCGTTAGACGCAATTCGAGCAAGGATTGACCCATCCGTTATCGCACCTTCCGTAATTGCGCCCCCAGCCGCTTCAGCTTGCGTAAGAGTGACTGTGTGCGGGTTTGCCGTCGAAGCTATATGCGAGTCAATTGTCGCATGAGTATTCGAGCCTATATTTGCGATCTGCGTATGATCCAACCCTAGTGGGTGAACGTTAAAAGTATGCGTACCCGTCCAAGTAGGAGAATCGCCTATATTAGGAACGGCCTTTAATCCACCCCCCGTATTCGTCTGTAACCCAGGATAAATAGGAAGATACGCCAGCTCCATGATCGACGTACCTATTACGTGCCAAATCGTATGAGCGTCCGTTGCAAGGCCGGTCGTACCAAACGAATATGAATTCCTTGATCCGCCTATTCCTGAATTATTGGTGTTCGATTCAAACGTAAATGGGCGCGAGCCTGTTGCGTTTTTTACATTTAAGGTCCGAATATCTAAATCAGCCGTGGAACTTAAAACAAGATCGTTTCCAGAGAGAGCCCTGACAAACAAACGCCCGAGTGTATTGGTAATGTCTCCGTCGGTTCCGTCGTCGCTGTACCTAAGCTGGCTATTTGCCCCCAGTAAACGATCTGGAGGATAGATAATATCTACGCCGGAACTCATGACAGCGGTTCAATCGTTACATTAATATCCTGAGCGGACCCGTCATCGTGTGAAACAAAGATCGCCTCCGACGCTGCCATAGAAACAGAAACGATCATTGACGGGTAAAACGTATGCCCAAACGCGGAACCTGACACTCTTCGAAACTCCCATATTCCGACACTGGCATTATCGACGGAAAATATAATTCGATATGGCACAGCGGGAAGATTCCCCGCAGTTGGAATTTGTACCGTAGTCGCTGTAGCCACCGCGACTTGCTCGTCAAGTTCCGTTCCCGCATACGCCGGAGCAGGAGTCGTAAACGTAGGATCCGTCGCCGAAGAACCCGTCGTGTCACTCAGTACCCGTCGACTCACTCTAAACTTTTCCTTCTCGATCGAACATCTGCGGGCATGTCGTTTGATCGAGCATGAATAATATTTACAGACAAACTACGGCCAAGACGAGACGAAAGCTTTGATATAAGCTCCGCACGAAACCCGATTAAGTCTGTCCCGACGGCTCCTCCACGTATGCGACTATCCGCGACGACGTGGCCGATTGTAGAGCAACCATCAACGCCTTCGGAAATATAAGCATCGTCAAAAACTTTCCTAATTCCATCGAACTGCGCAGAAGTAACGCCGTCAATTTGAAGCTCTAAATACTGTGGCATTATCCGCCCCCCGGTCCGCCAGAATTATTCGTCAAATTCTTCGAGAATCTGACTTCATATAAAGTAGCGTCTAGCTCAAGAGTGCCATCCTCGAATGCGCCAACTGTAACCTCATCAAACGTAAAAGCCCCCGTCACATTCGCCGTACCTTCTATCCCTAACGATTGACCGTCCCAAAACGCTTGTGCATTCCCAGCGTCTGCGCGCGTCACCCGTACTTTATGAATATTTCCATCGTTTGCCTGCGCTGCCGTAATTGTAAAACTCGCACTTACCTGATTTGCAATGTCATCTTGAACAAATAACGTAATAACATTGTCTCCAACACGATGATTGACATACACTCGCGCGGTAGTTCCTGAATTGCTCAGCACAAGAACCATGTTCTGGCCACTCGCTTGATCCGTAGACGAATAGACATATTCCACTGTAAAATTGTCACTCGCTCCTAGATCAAGTTCTCCCGTCAACCCAACATTTGCGAAAAAATCGCCTGTCCCGTCCAGCGCAATTCCTGGACTTAGATTGGCCCACGAACCCGTAGCCACCTGACTATATGTCGGGTTTCCGTTTGCCGTCAGAACGATACTTTGTTTTTCGTCTGTAATATTTCCGCTGGCCTCATCGAGAATGACTTGAAACAGCACCGCATCGGCATCGTCCGAGTTTAGCGGACCAGCGGGATGTCCGTAATTAAACGTATTCGAAAGAATACGAAGCTTTCCGCGATTTTCACGCGTCGCTGGCCGTATCTTATAATTTGGCTCGGAAGGAGTTCGCCCCACGAGACCCTCCTTAACTTGGAGTCCCGCCGAGAGGTCTCCAGTGCACCTGAATCGTATTTCCCGTCGCCGCCGTACCAAAGTAAGGCACAATCGAAGCAGCCGCTGGAACCACGACTTCTGTGCTCATCTCAAAATTCAATGCAGCGTCGTCAGCAAGTAACGGAAAATAATCGAATAACGTCGTAACCCATAAGACATTTGCGAGCGGAGCCGTCGTCGGCGCAGTAGATGCCGTAACCTGAATCACATACTTTCCCGCCGAATCCGTCGAAACCGCCGCCGTCGACCCAGTTGCCCAATCATGTGGCGCGGGAAACGAAATAATGTGATCCGCCGCCGTAAATGCAGCGGGCGTCGAATACGTCGGAAGCGTCGCCATCGCGGTCCCATTATAATATTCGTACACGTATGTCGGCGTTCCAGCTTCAGCCGTTCCCACCGTCATTCCAATTACGTTAAACTTATGTGTCGAGCGTACAAGAAAGCCATCGTCATTCGTCGTCGTAAATAACGCAAAGTCATCCGTGCCCGCATCCTGAGCGTCCGTCGTATCATCGATAAAGTCAGGCGTAGCAGACACGTCAATCTGACCGGCCTCCCACAATGCGTTCGGCTGCTTCCAACCAAAGCCTACGTCCGCTGCCACGCCCGATCGATTCACGAGAATGACCTCGCCGACTCCTAGCTGCGAGCCCGAAAGATTCGACGGCGGACTCAGCGCAGTCGTAGGTCCACACTGCGACGGGTACGAAATAGGACTCGTCGTATTAAAATTTCCAGGATTATGTGCCATAAGACTTTCTCCTATTCTTTATTCGAAACTACGACCGTGCGAATAGGTCGAGCGTTCGAGCGTATCGACTCCGTCTGCTCTGCCTCAATGATAACTTGCATCGCGGGATGCTCCGTCATTGACTCAGGTACCGTCTGACCATCAGCGCCAAATTCAGGATCCAGTCCAACTTCAAGAAGCTTCTCACGCGGAACCTTCTCTCCCGAAAGATAATAATATGTTCCGTTCTGCAAATAGATTTCGACGTTTCCTCCAGGTTCACGTCTCACATAAAGCTTATACGGCATGACCTTATTCAAAGTTGCCATACCCGTCTTAGGATCCATCTGATACTTATGCGGCTTCAGATCAAGTGGCATACTCAGTATCCTTCCACAACCATACGAACCGTCGTCGCAGCCGGTGTTTCCGTCGTAAGTACGGCCAGGGCCTGATTCAAGGCCAGTAACGTATTTGCACTGACATCATAATCGTAAAAGAATGCATCGGTGATCGCACTATGCTCTTCGACCCACGCTTTCGTAATCACATTTGGACATCCCATCGACGCCTTTGTCAGCGGAACCCCTGCTGTCGGAACCGTATCGGCTCCATCTCCAAAGGTCACTGAAACTTCATTAATATAGCCACGTCCAGGGACAAACTCGCGAGAGTTCACCACATACGTGACGTCTGCTGCTACTAAATCAGCCATATCGTTCTCCTCTTAATGTGAGCCGGAAGGAGCCCATAAAGGAGACCCCTTCCAGCTCAATTTCCTTACGCGGTAAGCGTAAGCCCAGTGAGATTTGCCTCAGTCTCTGGAATATAGTCCACGATCAATCGCGCCACAACCACAAGGGCCGTAACACTTTCCGCCGTAACCTGTACCGTGACAACGTCATTTGGCTGAAGAATCGTTCCTTCACCCACCTTGTCATAGAGTACTACAGCAGATTGATCTGACGCAGGAACCGTAATGTCCCCAAGGTCTCCGTCTCCACGTGTTCCGCCATTAATGGTTCCATCGAACTTAATCGTACAACCACCAGTGTCAGTTCCGTGAACATGGACCTCAGCTCGAATTACGCAACACTTAAACGGAACTCCAACTACAAGTTTGTCCGCCGCCGTATTTACGTCAAAGCTCGTATTTCCCAGAGCCACAAAATTTTCATATTTACCTGCCATTTTGTTTCTCCTTTCTTACGAACTCGTTACATGAACAACTCGGGCTTCTCCAGCATTCGCTGTATCCCAAATAATTCCGAACTCAAGAATCCCATACCAAGCTACCGCGAGCTTCCGACCAAAGTCCGAAGGCTGTGCCATTCGAAGCTCAGGATCTTCCGCAATCGCCGAAGCCACCGCATCCCGTCCAAAAATGACCGTCTCTCCGAGAACGGAACCCGTTCCCTTCGAGTTCGAAAGTGCCGAATCATGGTTAACTTCCACAAGTCGGATTCCTTCGATACGACCAACTTCACCGTTCATCTTAGCTTCCCGGTTCGTATAGACGTTCCATTGCTCAAACTTAGGATCCTGAATGATCCCACGCTTTCCCTTTGTCGCCGTAAGCGCGATATAATCGCCGTCAATAAAAGGAGGCGCATGTAAAGTCTGAAACAGGTAATCCCGAATCGTCTCCACATGAAAAAAGTTCAAGTTATTGGTTGCCGCCGTAGAAGCCGTACCGTCCGTATCGAACGTTCCAGCCGCTGGTCCCGTCGGAATATATTTCACTTTCGCCGTCTTAAATGCAGCCGCTGCGGCCACATCCAAAACCTGCGCCATTTGATCCAAAAGTGCCTGTCGATGAGCCTCTGGAATATCTACCGCAGACAAATCACGTGCGAAGTTCGTAAACTCCACCGCGCGTCCCCACTCTTTGACCGTAATCGAAACAGTCGAGAGTGAAAGTTTGTCTACGGGAATCCCCGTTTCCTCATCTAACGTTCCATTGGAGGGCACCGTAAGATTAGAGGCTCGCGGAATAGTGATATTCTCACCACGCCGTTTACCATAACCCGACTCTGGCCTCGTGAAACGCATGAAAAGGGTCTGCGCAATTGCAGCCTTTCTCATGTCGGCACTCATGGCATGATTCTTATAGACGCCCGTAGGAGCGTCCAATCCCCATTGCCATAGGTTTGCCATTTAATGCTTCCTTTCCGAAAAAGGACTCGAACGTACGTAAGAAACTTATTCCTTCGGCGGTTGTAGCGCCCTAGGGTGATAAGAAGAACTCTGAATCTCGTCAAAGAAAGTCGTTTTCGACGTCGCGTCATCATTTGATGCTCCCGACGCTCCACCCGTCCCAGTAGCTCCAGAACCAGGCTCAACTGTCGATCGACCTCCGTCAACCTCCTGTGAACCCAGCAAGTCTCGACTCGTCTCGATCTGTGAACCAAAGTACTTTGAGATCCGATCCATCTGTTCCTCTCGGCCCAGATTCTTGATCTTAGGATCCAGTCGTACAGCAGTCACAAGTCGAATGTCGTCGATCATCGGCGCCAATCCAGGATTCTTCCCGACAAAATCAGTCCAGAACCGTTCCTCTTCCGAATGTCCTCTAAACTCTTCGCGCATCACACTTCGTTCACTCTCAAGTTTCGCTGAGTACTTCTCGTCGAAACGCTTCTCCATAAGTTCAGCCGCCTTTTTTGCGTCCGAATAAAGTAACGTCTCGAATTTCTCGTAAAACTCTGAGTCTCCCTTTACGGTCGGCTCAGGAGCAGTATATTGCGCTTGTAGCTTATCGCTCATGTCGGAAACCTTACGATTCAGGTCTCCCATTTCGTTCCCTTGACGACCGATCGTAGACTCCATCTCAGAGACCCACTCATCGAGCTGCCCCTGAGAATCAAACGTACGATTTCCGGCCTTTAATGAACCGGTCACAGTCGTGTCAGTAGAACTCACGTTTGTCTCATTTCCTTTTTTCGTCTTTGTCTTAGTTTTAGCCATTACCGTCTCCCGTGCACCCCAACGTCTCGGCTTCAGGATATGTTTTCAAGGCAATCACTCGGCACAGATCGTCATCTGCCCCTACGTCCATAAATACACTAACGTTTAATGCCGCGACTGAAAGCATCAATTAAGAGTTTAGCAGCTCGAAGCTGCATTGCACAAGTAAGAAGTTCAAATGAGCGATCTTCCGCACGTAGGGACGGCGAGTTCACGATACTCACAGCTCGATTCACGGCCTCTTCGATTACAGGCTCAACCAGACGTCGAGCTTCTGCGGGCGCAGACTCAAACCAAGAATCTAACATACGAGTGTCATACGCTAAGGAGTCTTTCGTTTTCGTGTCATCCGTTTAGCGCGAAACCGAATTTCTCCGACCATGTCACGATCTTCCTGGCGCGTCTTTCGAGCCTCACGCTCTCCGACCGTACGGGAAACATTTGCGCCTTGCGTAACAGGATTCGAGCGTAAATCTGAAACTATCTCTCGTCCAATGTTCTTTATCTTAGGCATATGTCATATTCTCCTTTCATGTTCATTCTAGCCCATCGAGCGTTTGCCGCCAGAGCCAGCCTCCGTTCCCTCCGGTACCGCCTGTTCATTGGGCTGTGACGGCTCTTCCGCACGACGCCCAGGGCCAGGAGCTTCAGCGTTCTGAGCCCCTCCACGCGCCTGAGCCTCGATACGCTCCATCTCTTGTCGAAACTTAATCTCCTCTTCGTCGAGTTCGATCTCCTCTGAGTCAATTTCCAAGGAACGCATAAACTTGTCCAGTAACTTAGGCATCGAGAAACGTAACGAAAATTCTCGCATCATAGGCTCGTTTCCGCCCACGACAGATAAAAATTGAACAAGCTTCTGAAAGTCACGGATCCTCGCCGTAATAGTCCGTAATCCTTTTCCATGAAACTTGAAACCATTCGCCGCTCGCGCGAAACGCTGCTTGGGACTTAGTGAATTTAGTTCCGCGACGCCCTCTTCTCCGATCATTCGAGCAAGATCGTCTTTAGGGAATTTTTCGACGTTCTGTAAAATGTCGAACCATGATTCCTCCGCGACACGTTCGACCGAAATATCTTCAAAGTCCGCCGTAATTGCGTCGAATACGCCTGAAATTGCCTGCCCCGACTGGACGACCTCTGTGGCGCGAACCTGCTTCTGTGGCAATGAGCCCAAGCGAATCTCGTTCGAGAGCGTAGATTCCGCGTGTAACTGTGAAACTATATTAAAGAACGAGAGCACGTCACGAGGGACTTCGCCGGAATCGACACGTTCAAGCGCCTTTGCGCCGACCGGAGCCGTGTCATTCAGTAACAGAGTCATTCCAGCGGGAATCCCTTTCGAGACTTCTTCACGCGTTACGGGATCGAGGTACGACGGCTTTAACTGCTTTATTCCATATACGGCACTCAAGCTGCCGTCGATCATAAGATTGAAAAGCTCATTAATGGTCGTATTGAGACCTCCCGCTGAGTCCATGAGCGCTTTGGGCCACGTTGCAGACGGCGTACGTAACAGCGGCGCAGAAACGATCGGGCTCGTCGCTGACCAGCGTGGGTTCGGCTGTGGCCCACGAATAAGTTCACGCTCATTTGCAATTGTCAGTAAGACGTTTCGTAGCTCAAAGCCGTCAGGATGTTCCATGACGTTTCCCTGACGATCCAGTACCGTTCCCCAAAACTCGTCCAAGAGAACTGGAAACCGGCGCTGAGCCCGTCGATGAAAGACGTCTTCTCCCTTATTTGACGCCTTCCGTTGCTCGACTTCGCCCTCCGTAAACGAGCGTAGATTCTTAGCTATTTCTGCGTCATATACGCCGTCGGGATTTTCGTCCGTACGCGAACGCGCGACAACGCGATGCTTGTCCATGAGCATGGAGTGAATCTCATAAAGTGGAGTTCCTCCCGCCGCGTGCGGGTCCGGGTAGTAATCTTCTGCCGGAATTACAGAAAGCACCAGGCGCCATTCATGCTTGTCGACGCGTCGTAGCGACTTTGCGTTCGGCGAAATAAAACGTGGAACCACGACAGGTACACCCGAAACTTTTATAGTGACAAGTGACTCGTGGACTCCAGTCTTTATGCCATCCGAAAATATAGTTTTTACGTTTGCGCGTTCCAGATAGAAACGAGACATTCCTTGCGCTAGATGCGTCGTGAATATGGGATCACGGAAGCTCGTCGCATACTCTACCTTCATCCACTTGTCGAAATTCATAAGTGCACCTTTTACGACCGCCGTAATTTGTTCAGCGGCAAGTGCGCTCTTAGGCAGAAACTCTGTCGACTGGCCCTCCTGCTTGTGTTCGAACCTTCCGCGTCCGTGAAACAAATCCCAATTTATCTTGTTCTGTTTCATTCGGCGCCACTTAGCGTCTCGCGCCTCCCGTTTCAGTTCTATTACAGCGTCTACAACTTCTTTTTCAAATGTTCCTTTTTTGGGCGGCATCAAGTATTTCCTTTCCTAAATGAATATGACGGAGTCGGTACAACGAGCCTTACGCGATCATCGAATACACACGAATGACATAGTCCAATCGTACGACGAAAGTCGGTCTCTGGAAATTCTGTTCCACATACGCGACAGTTCCAGTAACGTCCGTTACGTATAGCGTCCGAGCGTACATGTCCGTCGTTCGTCTGAGACTCGTTCATCGACGTACTCCTTTTACGCCGCCGACTTCTCGAAACGAATATGACGGATTCGGAATCTTCGTACGTATTCCATAGCCCATCATGGAGCTTAAGGTACGTACACGCGTGGCCAGGTACTGAAGCGCATCATGAGGATGCGAGAACGCATTTTTGAGGGGGCGGTCGATCCGCACCACACTTCTAGGCGAAACCTTCTCCGGGTATTGGTATCCACCACGAAAACCCGCAATCAGGATCTTACACCTAGGATTTACCATAAGACACGGCCTTCCCCCATCCAGTCGTGTCAGCAGCTCAAGTACCGCCCCCAATCGTTTCTCGTATGTGACGTCTCCGGCAATTGGCGCTAGACGGTTTCGTCTCATTACGTCTACGCATGTCGTTTCTTCGCTTTCTTTTCCAGCAGAGAACCCAGCGGGATCGACAAAGTCATAAAAGTCATAGCCTCCAAAATGTAAGCCGCAAAAGTCGACCACTTCGGGCACGAAACGTATGGCGCCGATATTGACGCCTACGATCTCGTCAAGGATCACGAGACGTCGTCCGATAAACTGGCCAATCACGCATGCGGGAGTCATCCCAAAGTCCCAACCACGTAAAATCGGTAAGCCAATTTCGGGCGACTGGTCTCGTAGCCATATATGTGTAGATGACCGGAAGTCTTTGCCATATACGGGCTTCCCCGCGTGTGTGTCCCACGATAGTTCGTACTCACGGTCCCACTCAGACTGAGGTAAGCCTCGCGCTGCGTCGTCGCGCCATTCAGGCGCACGTTTCTTAGGGTCCGCAGAATAATGAAGCTCGATTACCGCGAAACCATTCGAGCGGTTTCTCCATATGCGCAGGCCCGTCGAGTCGGGAGGCAACAGGTTCGTAAGTTCGTCGACAGTAAGCGTATTTTCTCGTGTGTCGCGCATACCTAAGACTCGATCGTATCAAAGCAAAGTTTCTTGAAAAATGAATCTTCGGTCCCGAACTGTGGCGGTGGCGTAGAAACGATCGTGACGCGTCCGCCTCCTAAAATTGTCGGTTTCGACGCGGTATATGTTTCGCGACCTTTTTCCCAGAACGCGAACTCGTCCATGAAGATTCCCGAAGCCGTATATTGTCTAAGTTGGTCCGGTCCCTGAGCTACGGCATTAATAGACGAGTTTATGTCGTCAAAGATTAAGTGATTCTCCTTGTAACGTGCTTTCGGCAAAAATTCGTCCGAGAAAATGTCGCGTGGAATATTCCTATAAATAAAATGGGCTCGTTTGACTAATTCGTCTGCGTCGACTTCTTTTTTGGACACGAAGAAAATGCGTCGATGATTATGTGTGATCGCGTCATGTAAATAAAGGGCGATAAAGAGCCAGGTGATCCACATACGGCGTGACTTAGGTACGGCCAGGAGCGGTTCGCGTTGCCAGGTACGAACGAGCGTCTTAAGATAGGCGCGGCTGACGGGAGCTTGCTTTACGGGCGAGCGAAGATCGACTTCGTCCTCCGTATATACGCAGTTCGAAAGAAAGGCCCAGGGATCCCGAAGCTTCATGTAGCGGTCGAACTCTGGAGGCCGCGCATTTGGGCTCAATGTACAATTTCCTCTTCGTCCTTCGGAAGGTCTTTTTCGAGTGTCTTTAGTTCGTCGGCGAAGTCGGCTTCGCTTTCGGCGTCGATCTGAGCAATTACCTGTTTCAGTAGGTTTCCGCGATGCTCGACGGGCTGAGTCGCCTTGCCCATGACGCGTTCGATGATACGCGTAGCAGCGTCGAGCCTAGTGGAGCCGCGTTCCTCATGATTTACCATGATTTCGCGTGTGACTTCGATGGCCCGTGGAAGAAGTTTCTTGAACTCTTCGTCTACAGTTAGGATTCCGAGATGAATCTGCAGGGCACGAACCCATTTGCGAAAGTCGGGGCGCTTGGCCCACTTAGAGACGGTCGCGGCAGCGAGGCCCGCCTTACGGCCTAGTTCGGCGTACGTTTTTACGCCTTTGGCCATGGCGATGGCGACTTGTTCCATCTTAGGAGTCATGCGTTGGGTGCCTTCTGGAGGCTCGATGTCTTCGAAAATTACGTCGCGTACGGATTCGTCCATCTTGGCTTCGATGTCGTGTTCGATCGTGCGCATGGTTTCGCCGAATGCCTGATTAAGGGCCGTACGTGTTTCGGCTCGTTCGTCGAGAGCTTCTTCGCGCGCTATTCTTGATGCGAGAGTAGGTTTTTCTGGTTTCTTTTCGTCTGTCATAGAAACAGTTTAACATAATTAAAGGGCGAGGTATGTCGAATTTACGTGTGAATACGACTTTTTGCGTGTAAGAATTACAAATATGGATGTATTTTCGCGCTATTTACTGACGCGTTGTGTCATTTGAGAAATGGCGTATACTTCCGTTAGGACTACCCCGAAGTACGGACTGCCTCTCAATACAGTTGGGGGGGATCGGATTATGCCATACGTCAACGTATGTCACCATACGTGGACATGTGTCAACGTATCGTCACTGGCGCCATGTCTCCACGTGACGTACGTATGCCGTCACGTACGTGCGAGCCATTTTTAAGCAGCCGCAGTGCGTCAAGCTCAATGAATGCGCCTACTTATGACTCAATCGAGTAAATTTACTATGCAAATAGTAGCTAAGTACCCGTAATCATTCAATAATTTTCGCTCAAAAATTGCTCAATCAAGTAATACTTGCACTGTCAGGTCAAATTACCGTGTAATTCCTCTATGCAAGTATTTCAATCGAGCCATAAGCCAATGATTCCAACGACATACAAGCGCCCGTAATCATTGCATTTTTCGAGTGACTCGCATGTCCGCACCTAGCGCGTGTCTCAGCCACTTGGCACGCGTCGTGCTCTAAGACGCGGCGAGCCTGAAAATTTTGCTCTTTGAAAATTCGACATGCAACATAAAGCGAAAGGGTAGGCCAATGCGAGGTAATCCGCAAGTAATCAGTATTTCGACGCATGGTGTGACGGGATACATCAAAACCAAAAAGAGAGTGAGGAAATTCATGATAAAGAACGAACTCAAAGGAAGTCAATTAGTCCTGACAATAGACCTAGACGGCGAACGTAGGCCGTCAAGTACCGGCAAAAGTGACATAATCGCGACAACGAGCGGCTTCCAGGGCCAAGTGTATAAGGGAGAAAACGTAAAATACATGGTAAACGTAATCGTCCCAAACAAATAAGGCGAGCCGTAGACAGCGCGCGAGTGACGAGACATATTCGTCACTCGCCCGATGGAAATGACTCCATCAATAAATGAC